GAGCCTGCATGAACATAGATACAAAAACTATTGAAAAATTTTTATCGAATGATGAAATAAACTTAATACACGACATAATGTCTTTACATAATATAGAAACTGGAAAATCTGGAGAAGAACATGGCGATCATCAAGCAGATTATCACTATATTAAATTATACGATTATGATCCTCATAAACAAATTGCCGATATATTATTACCAAAACTTAAAAAAATACTACATGAAAATATCTATATAGACGATTGCCATATTATGGATTCATTTAAACCCTATATACCACATTCGGATACACTAACTCCAGAACCTGGCCCTGGCTACATGCATGCGTGGACTATTATTATACCAATGGATGATTTTAATAGTAATACTTTTATATTTGAAGAGCAATGCCCTTGGACCAAAAGTGTAATGGAATGGGTATCTAAAAATAATATTCAACCTAAAAATGCTATAAGTGATTATATGTATCAAACTTATTTTACACACAGTGATAAAGAACAGTTCAAATACTTAACACTCCATGATATATTTCCGTGGCGTAAAGGTTGGATGAACGCAACCAGCAGAACTCGGTTTCATACTTCCGATAATTATCTTGCAAAAGGTTTAAAATCCAAAAGAGGGATAGTTATGTGGACAAGTTTACCAAAAGATACTTAAATTTTACGGTTGACAGGCACTCATTTTGGCGCTATAATATACACATGTTAAACAAAACAGGAGCAGAAATTGGCTAAAACAGCTACAGCAACTCGTTCAAGAGTACCAAAAGATCACAGTCCAGTTTGGGACGGACATGAAAATTGGACGGAAGCTGAATTCCTAAAGAAGTTTCACATGGCTACAGAATACTACCGTTTGGAGTTTTCGGGCAAAGATTTAAAGCCAGCAGTTCTTAAATGGATGACTGATGTTGGTTGCACCAAAACTGACATTGCGGCTTTTAAGAAAACCAAAGACGGACGTTGTAATGTTACAATGGGCGCGATTGCTAGTTGTTTGCTACGTGGCATGCCTTCTATTCGTGCAGATTTTAACAAAGGTCGAGACACAGCCGCTTGGTTACGTAACGAAATCGTTACTGTAATCGAAGCTGGTAAAAACGATATTGAAGAAGTTGAAGCTAAAGAAGCTAAACCCTTAGTATTACAGCCAAGTATTCAGGATCGTTTGCGTGAAACTGCTTACAAAATGACTGAAGAAATCGAAGATGCCATTGAAGGTTTCCAAGAAGATCCAGAAAATTTTGATCCAAAAGCGTTCAAAATGCTTAATTTGCTCAAAGGCAAAGAAGTCAAAGCCGCCCATGCTAGGGTTATTAAAACCCTCTACAGCAGGGATTTAGCTGAACTGGAGGAGTTGGCATCCGGCAAAGCTGATGAGCAGTTACGTGAGGGTTACGGGCATCGTAGCAAGAAACAAATTAAGAATTTGATTGCTTTTTATCAGGAAATTATGAGTGCATGTGACATGCTGAGCCAAGAAGCTAAATCAAATCGCAAGCCAAAAGCTCGTAAATTGCAACCAAAAGAGAAGATTGTTGCCAAAATGAAATATATGAAAAGCAACGAGCCTTTGAAATTGGTGTCGATTAATCCTACTGATATTATCGGTGCAAAGGAACTTTGGGTGTTTAACACTAAGACTCGTAAATTGGGCAAGTATGTGGCCGCAGAATATCAAGACTTAGGTGTTAAAGGTACTACAATTACCGGGTTTAATGAGCATACAAGTATTTGTAAGACGTTACGTAAACCCGAAGAAAAGCTCAAAGAGTTTAAATCGGCGGGCAAAGTACAATTACGCAAATTCTTAGATGATATTAATGCTACGGATACTAAGATGAACGGGCGTATCAATGAAGAGATTGTGCTATTGAAAGTGGTTTAAGCATGTAGTTATAGTTGGGTCTCATGATAAATATCATATAAAGAGACTCAACTATGACGACAACTCCACAGTTTATTAGCCGTAATGGCGCTTTACTTACTAACAACAGCTTAAACATTACTGCCGGTAACGATTACAGGATCGACGATGTACCTGTAATTAGTGCAACAGCACTAGGCGTAACTATTACTACTAGTAATCTTAAACAAGTAGGAACGCTAAACACTCTAGCGGTTTCAGGTGATGCAGTATTAGGCGAGTTTGCTTTTTTTAATACTACATTTAATCGTTTAGGTCTAGGTACAGAAGATCCTAGTCACAGCCTAAGCATTATTGATAATAACGTTGAAATCGGCCTAGGCAGTCCTGATTTTAATCATGCAGAATTTGGCACGTACAGCAATCATACCTTAACATTTGTTACAGATGGATTGCCACGCATTGTGGTAAACAGTAATGGTAATGTTTCAGTAAGCGGAGATTTAAGTGTTCAAGGAACACTTACTGTTAATAATCTAGTTTCTGAAACTAGGATTACCAAAACGGCTCCAGTAGAGTTTTTACCTAGTACGGACAGCGGAATATACGGATTAGGGCTAGTATGGTCAGCTGTAGATTACCAACGTCAATTTATTTTCCGTAGCGATCCTGATCGTATTTGGTCAACTAACAGTATAGATTTAGAATCAAATCAAGCGTACTACATCAATGGCCGTGCAGTTTTAAATGAAACCATATTAGGTGCAAGTGTTACTCAAAGTAACTTGATGACTTTAGGCGTACTGCAAGAGTTAACTGTAGCAGGAAATGCAGTATTCCACGGTGGAATTATTGCGGCAAACACTGATTTAAGTGTTAAGTCTCTTAAGGTTACTCAAAGTAGTGATGGCGTATCTACATTAATAGATGGAAGCACTATTAATACTACTGATAATTTAGTTATACAAAGTAAAACTGTTAATGTGTTGCAAAGCTATAATGATGGCATCACAATTGGAGACTTTGGTACTGCTAAGCCGGTTAGAGTGGCCGGCACATTATCTATCGGTATTAATAATCCAGATTCAAATTTTGATTTGGAAGTTGCTGGAAATGTTAAACTAAACAATAAAAAGTTTATTACAGGCTTTGATGCGCCAACACAAGGCGATTTTAATCAAGGCGACATTTGCTGGAACGCTAATCCTACCAACAATGGATATGTTGGATGGATTTGTACAGTTGCAGGAGCACCTGGAGTTTGGTTGCCGTTTGGTGGAATCGGTCACCGTTAATCTTGACCTTGTACTATAAAAGTGTATAATTAGTATATGCGGACTAGGCGTCATCCCGCAATATAAACTCTGCCGCCATTGCTAATCTCAGGAGACAACAATGGCAAAATACTACTCAACAAAAACTTACGGTAACGACCGCGGCTTATCATGCTGTTTTAGACAATGGCGTGCCTCACACAGCCACTGCTCGACATTGCATGGATACTCAATTGGCATCAAATTAATCTTTGAATGCGACACACTAGATGATAAAAACTGGTGTATGGACTTTGGCGGACTTAAAGATTTCAAAGCATGGGCAGACTATATGTTTGATCACACTTTAGTTATTGCAGAAGACGACCCCCATCTTGAAACATTCAAACAGTTAAATGAAATCAAAGGTGGATTCAATGACAGCGGCTTGTGCGATTTGCGTATTGTGGAAGGTGTAGGCTGTGAAATGTTTGCCAAAATGGCATACGACAAAATGGCAGACTTATTAGTAAATGGCAATCAACGCTACCCGATTAACCCAACAGTAAGAGTTAAATCAGTTGAAGTATTTGAACACGGTGCTAATTCGGCTACGTACGAGGGTTAAGTACATTTGGCGCATTTGGGCCAAAGCATTAGGTGAAAAAGCAGGCAATACGGACAAGGAATCGGACCGAATTGCTTGCATTCGTACCTTAATTGTGTTATCATATGTACTTACAAACATTTTTATAATCTTAGGCGTGATTCGTCACTGGTAAAGGCACACATGAAACGTATAGGCTTCGCATGTAAATGGATTGACCACCTTCATCAGGTCAACGGTATTGGCAAAGATGACGATGCCAAACAATACAACACAGGCACAACAACTATTTCTTGGTTAAATAGACAGTCAAGAGATGTCGCGGAGCAAAAGTTATGGGACCTAATGGTAGGCAATATCGAAGCAACAAGGAAACTAGTTGAACGTGTCAGCACCCTTGATGCTCCTCTTAGGATGGTTAGGATTAGCTCTGACATCCTGCCTGCTTATACTCACGCTGACTTTGCTGATTATTGGCGTAAACCTGACGTTGTATCATACTGCGAAAAGCACTTTGCGAGAGTGGGCGACATTGCTCGCAATAGCAATATTCGCTTGTCTATGCATCCTGGCCAATTTACAGTTTTGGCAAGTGATAACCCAGGCATTGTCGAGCGTTCGATAGCCGAGTTTGAATATCATGCAGATATGGCACGTTACATGGGCTACGGTAAATCCTTCCAGGATTTCAAAATCAACGTACACATCTCGGGTAAACAAGGTCCCGAAGGTATTAGACGTGCCTACAAGTTACTCACACCCGAGGCCCGCAACTGTATTACAATTGAGAACGAAGAAAACTCATGGGGGTTAAATGACTGTCTTACTATTACTGATTTGGTGCCTATCGTGCTTGATATACATCACCATTGGATTCGTGAAGGAGAGTACATTAACGCCAACGATGACCGTGTTAAGAGGGTTGTTGATAGCTGGCGTGGTATGCGGCCTACTTGTCACTATTCAGTTAGTCGTGAGGATTATCTTATCGACCACGACCAGTCTACCGCACCTGTTCATGCCCAGCTTATTCTAGAAGGCTACAAAAAGCAAAAGCTCAGAGCACATTCAGACTTTTACTGGAACACAGCAACGAATGAATGGGCTTTGAGCTTTTTAGGTACGCACGATATCATGTGCGAAAGCAAGGGCAAGAATCTAGCCAGCTTTGCTCTTTACAAGCAGGCTAAAGCTCTTACTCTGCTTTAGGCTTGCGAGGAGCACGTGGCTTTTTAACAGCTGGTGCTTTCTTAGCCGCAGGCTCTTTCTTAACTTTAGGGCCTTTAGCAGGTTTTCCATCAGCAATAGCAACAACTACACCAGCATCGTTTACTAGCGGTGTGCCGGCTGGAACTGGTGCAACGTCAACAACTGGTGCTGGTGCTTCTACTTTGTATTCAGCAACAGGTGCTTCTTGCTTTTTAAAGAAACTTTTGATAAATTTTAACATGGTATATTATCCTCCATGTTATTTATATCGCTAAATATTACACTATGTATAATTTTATTCGTTATGTTAGCCTAAACGAAGGCAAAGCACCTAAAACTCTAGTTCAAACTAAGTTACCCTATGCCAAGGATGATTTAGAGCCCAGTATAAGCGAAGATACTATTAACTATCATTATGGAAAATTGTACAAAGCCTATGTTACACGATTTAACGATGGTGAAGGCGATCCAGATTTTAATGAAGCAGGTGCTTTTTTACACGATATATACTTTACACAATTTCAAAGACCTACCCGATCCAACAACCCCGATGGATCTGCGGGTGAGTTTATTACCAAACATTTCAAAACATTTGATAAATTTACCGATGCTTTTGAAAAAGAAGCTATGAAAATACAAGGCAGCGGGTGGGCGTACTTGGCTCGTGATGGTAAAATTAAAACCATTAAGAATCACGAAATTAAGATAGATATCCTGATACTTATTGATTTTTGGGAACACGCCTGGGCACTGGACTATCAAGCAGATAAGAAAGGTTATCTAGCTAATCAATGGAAGATTATTAACTGGAACGTTATTAGTTCTAGAATTGGTCTAGCGTCTTAAGACTACTAACTGGCATATCCCAAACTCTACGGCTTTCAACACCCTTTTCCTGGGCAAACTTCTTAGCATCACAATTACCACACACGTGATAATATCTGTTATCTAACCGTTTGGGATCCATATTCCCTTTATCACGTTTAAACACTCCCTGACAAGCATCGCAGCGAAATAGCACCACAGTCTTATTACGACTGTAGGTATGATGCTTACCACGTTTGCTGGTACGCACGTATTGTGTCTGCACGAATTCTGTTCCTAAGTACATAAGTGTATTTACGTGTTTACATTAAGGTTATAAAATGCTTTTGATAAATATCATATACAGGGGAAAAGTGTGATTACAATTACAGAATCAGCAAAAACCAAGATCAAAGATTTGTTATATGAAGAAGGAAATCCTCAGCTATCACTACGTACATTTGTACAAGGCGGCGGCTGTAGCGGTTTTAGTTATGGGTTCACGTTCGACGAGATAAAGAACGAAGACGATTTTGAAATCCCTATAGACGAATTTAAAGTACTCGTGGACAGTATGAGTATGACATACCTCACAGGTGCAGAAATAGATTATAAAGAAGATTTAATGGGTAGTAGTTTTAGCATAAAGAATCCTAATGCAACAACAACATGCGGCTGCGGTAGTAGCTTTGGAGTTTAATACAAATGGCACAAAAGAAAATTGACATTGGCGTACAAGGTAATGACGGTACAGGCGACAGTATTCGTACGTCGTTCCAAAAAGTAAACGATAACTTTAGCGAATTATACGCTATTTTTGGTGGCGGTGGAACTATTCGTTTTACTAACTTAGCTGATGCTCCAGCTAGCTACAAAGCCAATCAAATTATCATGGCAGCTACTACGGGCGGAGGTCTTACAGCAAGAGATATTGTTGTTGGTGCACCTGCTATACAATTCAGTATTGACGCAACTAGTGATAATACCAAACTTATAATTCATCCACCAACATCTAGTCTTAGTACAGATCAGAATCCAACATTGGGTGGAAATTTAAATGCTCAAGGTGCATATTCTGTTGTAAATTTAGCAGATCCTAGTGAAGCACTGGTACAGGCGTTTAACAACAATAATTACAATAAAACTAACAACATTACTACAACTCTTGCAAGTCTAGCAGTAACTAAAGGATATGCTGATGCTAACTATTTAAAAGTTAGCAAAGGACAAATTACCAGTGCATTAAATGTACGTACACAGCCATTAACCCCACAAGTAGGTGTAACAGGCTACGATCCAACATTAACTGGTAACTACCTAAGCACTGAAGCAATGCAACGTAAAGATGTAGTATACCGCGGCGGTGACACAATGACTGGTGCTTTGAATCTAAGCGATCATCCATCTCCACTAGCAGGAGAAGGAATAGTAAACGATCCGGAAGATTTACAAGCTGCAACAAAATACTATGTTGATAATAGCACTTACTACAGCGGTGTAAACTTATATGTTACAACCAAAGGCGATGACTTACAAACTCATACTCCAGCAGGACGTGAAGGCCGTGCATGGCAATATGCTTATGCTACTGTAGGCAAAGCTGCACTACAAGCTGAAAATTTAATATCTTTATCTAATCAAGAGCCTGGTCCATATCGTCAAACATTATCTTATACCATTGGTGCTAACCAATTCAACGGGTATGTTTATAATGCTCCTGCAACACAAAGCCACTTAGTGGGTTTGATTGCCGGTAGTAGTGCTGTCCAAGGTGTACTAGATGCTGCTAGTCTGTTGGAATATAACCGTTCTTTCATCCAACAAGAAACTATCAGTTACATTAATAAAAAGTATGTAAACAAGAGTACATTTGATCAAACACGTTGGGAATCAATTATTAGCAATATCATCAATGGTGTTGCATACGACTTGGCATTGAATACAACATTCAATTCTATGACCCAAGCAAGCATACTATTCAATAGTTACAATGCTGATATAATTACAAATGAATTATCTCAAGTAAGAGATGCTGTAGCTCAAATTCAAAAACAGATTTTAGAATATAGTTACGATTCAAACTCTGGCACAGCACTACAAAATTATCTACACAGAATTTTATTTGCTTTAAGTTACGACTTTGCTATTGGTTCAAATTACCAAAGTATACAAGCCGGTCTATTGTTCCCTTATGCTAACAATAGTGTAAATCCAAATGCTGTTCCAGATTTTAGTGCTAACGAAATTGTTAGCTTATTGGATACATCTAGCATTACAATTACCAATGCTATCGGTAATGGAACTACCGCAACTATCACATTCGATGAACAATTAACTGTTCCATTCCAGGTTAACGAACAAATTTTAATTACAGGTGTATCTACTAGCGGATATAATAGTAGCTCAAGTCTACTAGGCTACTGGACTGTATTATCTTGCGACACTACTTACATAACGTTTGCTTGTACTACACAGGTAGCAGGAACCGGTGGTTCTATTGTTAGAAATAACTTGATTAACAATTTAATTGCCAGTGTTGGAGTTGCAAGTATTACAACAAGTTTACAAAGCCTAGCAGAAACTATTGTTAAAATTATTCTAACTGGTCAAACACCTACACCTAGTTTCCCAGCAACAAGTTCAAGCCTATCAGGAAGTTTTAGTGCAGCCAACTTACTAGTTAATAATATTCCATTTATCCAAGCTGAGATCAGTGGATTCTTAACCAGCAAATATTCTAATGTTGGATATGATAAGTCACTAAGCAGACGAGATATTCAAGCTATTGTTTGGAGTTTAGTCTATGACTTAATGTATGGCGGTAACAGCCAAAGCACATACGCTGCCAATAGATATTGGTATGGAGG